CATGACAAGCATTGACATCAGTTAATACCTGCTCCTGTCACGACAAACACATTCGTGTCTACGCATAAAATTGTACACACGCCATACTGAGCAAGTGACCTATTGCCAGTATTTGCGCTACCGGCGAGTCTCAAGGTAACGCCAGCGCTTTGAGTAATAGTTTGAGTGTTAGCACTATTGTTATAAATACTTACTGCATCACCAATAGCAAAAATGCCAGATGGAACAGCAACGCCTCCCGTAGTAATCGAAATATGTTTTCCAATGTCACTAGCAATAAGCGTATAAGCAGATGTTTGACTATTTTGGGGAATACGAGGGAATGTTTGACTTGACGCAAAAGTAATAGCGCCAGACATTGTTCCGCCGCTTGCTGGTAAATATCCGGCAATGGTTTGACCGCCAGCAAAACTGATAACACCTGTCATCGTGCCACCAGATTTTGGTAGCGCTGCACCAGCTAGGTCATATGCAGTTTTTACTGCATTAGGCGTTGCTGCTGTAGTAGTACTAGTGCTAGTAGCGCTATCAGTTAGTTGAAGGGTGCCACGAACTAACGTGCTGCCTTGCTGAATCTTTGTACCAGTAATTGCTGCAGACGCATTAACATCAGCGTCAACAATGACATTTGACGCGATGGAAGTGACGCCTGTATTGCTAATTTCAACATCACCAGTCATTGTGCGTGATGTTGGGACATTGCTAGAGTTGCCAACTAGAATGTTGGCGCTTGCCAGAGCTTCTAGCTTGCTAAATGCAATGCCGGCTGACGCACTGATATCGGCATTAACAATGCTGGCATTGCCCGCCAATAAAACAGTACCGCTTTGATCAGGCAGCGTGACAGTGCGATCTAGTGTGGGATTTACTACAGCAATTTCAGTCTCATAGGCATCTGCGGAGCTTCCTTCAAATTTGAGTGAACCAGCCGTGCCAATCAGTAATTCGCCGGTAATAGTGCCACCAGCTTTTGCAAATTTTTCGTCGTCAAGCTCTTGCAGGGCTGCTTGCACGTCGCTTGCGGCAAGGCTCCCATACGGTGTAAAGGAAATATTGACCGCCGTTTGACCTGCAATGGCATTGGAAACATCGATGAGTTCCCATGTAGTGCCATTTGAAAGAATCATGTCTGGCGGCGCTAGTGCAACAGCAGGGGCTGGCGCTACGCCAGTACCGCTGATAGCAACAACAAGGTAATAGCGCTCATTTGTAGTTGCCGCTGCAGGCAATACGCCGCCAATAGTCAAACCAAGCGCACTTCCAGCAGTCGTTACAGAAGCAACTCGATTTGTGCTGGCATTATATGTACCAGCAAGAATTAGCTCACCGCTTGTAATGGTGACCGGCTGCCACGTATTGCCATCAAAGATGTAAAGATCCTTGTTGCTCGCATCCCAAAAATACTGACCGGTGAATTGAGGAACAGGGAAGGCGACAATGCCAGTAGTGTTGTTGGCACCACCAAATTGCACAGTAGAAGAATTGCCTAGTTTGGTTCCCGCAATTGAATTTGTTCCCAAAAGATCGGCATTTAACGTGCCAGTTGCGATCTTTGAAGCTGGAAGATTAGGAATGTCTGTTTCGGATAAGGGTACGGCGTTTGTAATATGCCCCTCGGTGTTATAGCTAATACCACTAACTGTCCCGCCAGCAATTGCATTGCTATGGTTGAGAACGCCAGCACCCGTAACTGTTAAGCCCGTTCCTGGTTGAATTGCGCCAGTGGTACTACTAGTAGCAATCGGCAGATCAGCACCAGCGACAGAAGAGCTGCTGGTGACAAGACCTTGGGCGTTGTAAGCAATCTTGTGGAAGACCGGGCTGGCTTGAGCGGTGACGGTATTGTTAATTTCAATGACACCTGCATCCATCGTCAAGCCGTTGCCGTTGACGATCACCGCGCCACGCAGTGAGGTGTTGGCTAAAGGCAGGTCTGATGGATCAATCGTGCGGTAAGCAACAGCACCGCCACCACCCGTAGGACCAGCTAAAAATTCGTTGGCATTACTGGTGTTATCCAGCGATGGCGTCAACGTGATCGAGTCGTTGCTGGCAGCAGAAACGATGTTGACGATGCCACTCGTAACGCCGGTGATCGTGTTGACAGATCCCTTTGCCTTGAGATCGACCCACGCGCTGCCGTCCCAGTACGACGCCTTTTCGTCGTCGCTGTCGATGTGCAGTTGACCCGTAAATTCGCCGGATGCAGGAAGGGTGCTGCTAACAACAGCACTGGAACTATCGGCAAGCTTGGCGCCGGTTACTGCGTCGGCTTGAATTTTGGCAGTTGATACGGCGTTGGTAGCTAGGGAAGCCTCAACGATTGAGCCAGCGGCGAAATTGACCTTAGCGCTGGGAATCGTCGCAGCGCCCATGTCATCGACGCCGCCTTCCAGCAGATTCTTGACCGTGACCTTGCGGGTCTCAGCGAGGTGGACGATCGGTAATTCATCCGTAGCATCGACACTGCCGCCAGGTAGGGACGTTAACTGAGAAATCTTGAGATCTGCCACGGCACCTAAAGCCCTTGACTGTCAGTCTACTGAGATGACTCCAGCAGAATCGAGCCACCGGCGACAGCAGGAAGTGTGTCAAGTAGCAAGCGAGAGCTATCTTCTTGCAATAGTTCGTCAAAATTCAATGTACGCACTTTTAAGCGTATGGGTCCAGTGGTCACAAAGTCTGCATTAACTTGCACTACTGCATCGGGCGAAAAAGCAATGCCGGCTTGAGTAATGACACCAGAAACTTCATAAAAAATTTCGTCATCCGTATCATCAACGCCCATTTCGGGCGAGTAATTAGCAGTTTTGAGAAAGAATTGTGCATCAAACTCACTGCCAACTTCGGTGCGAAGTGCCAATTGCAGCAAGTAATTCGCCTGTTCGCCGACATTTTGGTAGCTCCACTGGGCTTGAATATTGCCCGAGCCCGACATGAGCGCACCAAACTGCGAGCGGAAACTGTCGCTCAGGGCGGTAATGTCGATCGCCTCGCGTTGAGTACTCAGTTCGTAGCTGGTGACTTTCCCCAAGGTCAGAAAGTTGCTGTTTTCAATGCTGACACTGATACTGAGGTCGGCTGCTGGGGTAAGCAGATCCACTGCATCTGCCGAACTGCCTGTGATTGCTTTGGCGTAAGTGGTAAACAAACGGATGCCACCGAGGTCATCCACGTTGACATACCAGTTGCCGTGGCGGTGCTGCTGGTTGTCTTGCCAGCCGCTAGCCGCTACGAAATCAATGACTTGGTTGGTGTTGTTTTGGATGTAAAGCAGGTCGCCTGTGACAATCGCATTGTTGTCTACCTTCAGTGAAAACCGGTTGGCGCCAGCGTTTACGTCACCGACACGGAGCAAGACCTGCAGCTCCTGACCGCCGGATTTGCGGCGAAGCGCGACATAGCCGTAAGTGCCAAGGTAGACGCTCATTACAGTGTCGCGTTGGTCAATGCGCCGGTAGCTTGGAAGCTAATCTGCGCCGACGATACTTCGCCTACGGATGCGCCAATGCTAGCGCTTGTAACATAGGCGCTAAAGCTAACATCTTTGTTATTTGTTCCATCAGTCAATCGCAAGGTCAAAGTTACTGGCGTCGTTACACCGGTGGTTTTGACGACTTCGCCTAGCAGTGTACTGGCATCGTTTTTGGTTCCGTCGTTGTAGTACAAAAGCGTGGCGCTACCACTAAATGCCTGTACGCCAGGTGTGTAGTTGCGTTGGCTGTCACCAAGCGAGGTGGTTTCCAGTGTTTCCAGATCTGCCTGCAATGTCCAGTTGGTCACCTTGCCGAGATCGGCAGTGCCGAGCAACATGCGACCGTCGCGGCCTGTGTACATCTTGCTCATCGGATCACACTCACGAGACGGACGACAACGGTGCTACGCCCTGGTCTCACGCTAGTGATCTGAGGCGCATCCGCAAAGCGATACAGGTTGTTCTGAGGCTCTTGAAAGGGAGAGGCAACGTTGCTGCTCCAACCCTTGAACGTTGTTGAAGGAAGATCGAAGGAGCCATGGGTTCCCTTCATATCCTCGTAGTGAGCTGTGAAACCCACCACGTCGCCATCCGAAATATTTTCGTAGGTCAGTTCCAGTTCTTGTCCGCTGCGGCGATTGCCATACAGCATCCGCAATTCTTTGCCGTTTTGAGCGCGAAACGACCGAACCGGATAATCGCCCAGCCGCACTGAGCGCGATGTTGGGACCACAGACGATGGATATGCCATGGCGCTCAGGTGGACGTTTCTATTGTAAAGATCCCGGTCTGGACATTGATCTCTTCTGAAATCACGCTCTTGCGGGCGAGTGTGACTGGATAGTGGCTAGCGACGACTTGCACCAGTCCGTCTTGGTCTAACTGCAGCGACTCGACCAGATACACCAAGTTGTACGTATTGGATTGATCACGGACGGCAAAGAAAGCGTTTTTGTCGCTTTGGACCTTGTTGTTGATGTCGATAAAAATTTGCGTTTCTTTGACTTCACGGTCTGAACGGTCCCACAGAAACACGTCATGTTGCTGGTTTTGCGCCATCGGTTCCGATGAGATGACGCTGCCGTCTTCAGTGATGTATCCGTCGTTGTAAATGGCGGTGTTATAAATGTTCTGCTGTGTAACAACACGAATAAAGTCGCCAGGCGCCAGTGCGTTGCCGTAGGGCGTTGTTTTGAAGCTGATGGTGTGTGCGATGTTGCGACGCACGCTCAAAAAGAACTTGGCGACCAGCTCGGCGTGTTCGTAACTGGTGATATGGGTGAAATTAAATTCTTCGATTGGAGCGTTCGACCACGCTGGATCGTTGTTGTACGACGCCAGCACTGTGCGCTCTTCCGGGAAGCGGTTGGGGTATTCAGAGCGGTAACGCAGCGCTACCTTCATCGGCTTGCGCTCTTCGGAGTTTAAGTAATTCAACTCAAAGGAATCTTCGATGATATTGCCGTCGGTAAACAGCGCCTTGACCGTGATCGAAGGCGTGTTCGGATAATTCGGCATCATCAAATAAGTCTTCGAGTCGTAAGGCAGTGCGGGCTCCAGTGCAAGCTTGCCGTTACGGGTCACCATGTTGCACAGCATGGATGGTGCGATGCTGGCGACAAAATCACGAATATTTGTAGGCTCAACAATTACATCGTCGTAATATAACTTGTTGGCTTTTAAGAAAGATGCAGTTGTAGCAAACGAACCAAGGTCAATTTGATCCTTGCTGATCAGTTCACCCAAGCCTGCTTGGCTGTTAGTCAGCAGGTAATAAACAAGATCGCTGAAGATGTTTGACGATTCCGTGGCGGCATAACTGATGATGTTGCCTTGGGCTGTGCGCTCGTGGCGTTCAACGAGGATGCCGTTCTTTTGGTAAATGTGCAGTTGTTCCAGTCCGGCAAGATTGCGTGAGCTGCGAACTTTCAAGCCCGCCATGGCGCAACCGGTGTAGGTAGCGTTTTTGCCGGGGTCGATGCTTTCGTTGACGTAAACGATTTCGTGCTCAGCAGCGCTATCGCAACTACGGGTGATTAGTCCGCCGTAATGGGATACTTCGGAGATGGCTGTATTAGCTTCAAAAATTCGCTCGGCATCGTCGATATTGGTTTGCTTGTCAGCTTTTTTGATGTTTAGGCGGAAAGTATAGGTAATTTTTGTGTTATCAAACAGGGTTTTACTGATCTGAAACTGTTGCCCGTCGTTCCACTTTTTACTCGTTTTTGCGGGGGAGATGTTCTCAGCTTCAATATCAATTAAACGCCACCAAATCTCTCGATCGCTGTTGTAGGGACCAAGCATCCGAATAGCCTGCAGTTTCATGCGCAGATCCATTTGGACGGAATCTGGACCCGTGATTTGGAACTGCGCAGCTTCTGCATCGGAAAAACTATAAAAGCCGCCCTCAGGTGTGCCGCTCCACGGCACGTTTGGTGATTCCGTGGCATCAGGATCGGGATCCTTGTTGATTGCTTTTGCAATACCGTTACTAACTTGTTTTTCACTTGCTGTAGTTCCATTGACCTCAGCTTTTACCAAGGTCACTACAAAGTCAGTCGTTGTATTGGTTGACGGATTACTGCGCTTGCCATTGATTAGTTGAGGGCTGACAGAAATATCAGCAATGTTTTCTTGGATGCCACGCGTGTACAGCGTGAATGACTGGTTTTTTACTTGTGTATTGATTGAGATAAAGTTTTCTTTGGTGTCTAGGCGAATGAAGTCACTACTGCGCCCGATAATCTGGACCAGCTCTCCAGAATTGAGTGGACGGATACGGAATTCCCATTGCGACAATGGATGCCCAATGCGTAGGTAGTTGAAAACATCGCGTGGTGCATTCCCGCGAACGGCAAGTGGAAGTTGATTTAACCGAATCCAGTCATCGGTTGGTGCCGCAGATGCTGGACGGATGTAAACAGAAAAAAAGCTGTAACGCATCCCGTAGGACTGGATAACGCCGCCCTGCACCTGTATGTTATCTTCGTCTAGCTCTTGAAGTTTTTCTGGTCCAGGAATTGAGATGAAATTGGTTAGTCCGTTAAACCGCAGCCATACCTGCGAGCGGACGCCGATTTCCGTGTAGCTGCACTGGCGGATATTTTGAAAAGAAGCAACATCTTGTTGGCAAATAGGATACCAAGCCTGCCCAATATCTACGCGAGGTCCTTTGTTGTTTTCGGGAAGCGCTCTGGTATTAAATACATAATTGGGATTGACAATTCCGATACTGCCTAAGCCCCCAGGGATGTAACCGTCTTTGAAAATTTCTTCACATTTCAGGGTGATTTTGAAATCTTGCTGGCCGTTACGGCGAAAGGCTTCCTGTGGGTATCTAGTAGTTATACGGAACAAGCAGTTGCCGACAACAAAGCGTTCGCCTTCCTGCAGCAGATCGTCATACTGCTCCAGCTCACTGGTAATTTCAGAGATGATGCCTTCGTTGTCTACCGCACGTTTACGGTATTTGTCCGCATCAATAGTGTATTCCTGAGAAAGAAGCTCATCTTTGTCTAACTTTACGCCGCCAAATTGAAGTTCAATTGTTTCTCCAACGGCAACAGTATCTCTGCGTTCACCGTTATCTGCTGTTACACTGATAGCTGTTACAGGTAACCCGACGGCAGGATGGTAGCTGGTAATGCCTACACGGCGGGGGAAGTTTCTCCCCGTTCCGTTCATTTGAAAATTACCGGATATTTGTAGGCGTTTTGCGTTGATGTCTAACTTGCCGTCTTCTTGAAGATCATTAATTTTTGAGATAACCTGCCAATTCATCCGATAAGGCGTGCCATTCGGAATGGAGTTGTAGGTACCAAAGCGAAGTTGGCTGCTAGGGGAATAACTATGGGAAAAAGCCTCGCTTTCGCCGCCTGCAAATGTGGGTGCAAAAAATGCGTTAACCTGTGAAACGTTAATTTTTTTAAATTCTCCGTAACGATGGTGATTACCTAGCAAACGACTGTCGCTGCTGTAGCCGATACCGTTGCTGTTAGGTTCGCCACCTTGGTAGTAATACCAAGAGAAATCCTGATCATTTACTGCATCAATAGGCGATTGACCGATAAATAGCCCAGCGCGATCTGCGGTAATCTCAGCGGCAGTGCTGTACGGACCGCGCGACATGCGCCCTTGACCGACCAAAAACACGAGGTCGGCGGATTGGTAGTTGCCCCAGCTAAATAGACGTGACCAGACCAGCTTGGGGCTGATCATCACGCCGCCGGTATAGCGACCGGCAGTATTGACTAGCGAGGGGTCAAAGACTTGCTTGGTAAAGACGATTGGAATTGTTTCGCCGTAACGGGAAATGTCTTGGCCGCCTTGGAAGCCGTAGGTCGGGGCATAGCGATCACGCCCGGTGATGCTGTCGAGCTGGCGGTTGCGGATGCGAGCTTGATTGGCTTGGTTAGGTTTTGGAGTGAGTAGGTAACTAGCGGCTGTAAGAACTACGCCGACAACAACGCTACTTACAATCGCGGTTACGGTTGCTGATTTTGCTGCGGTAAAAAAGGCTTGACCGGCTATGTAGGCGACGGCAAGACCCGGACCCGCTGCATAAATCTCGGGAACATGTGCATACTCTTCTGGGCGTTCGATTACGCGCCATAGAGCTTCTTTCTTTAGGGCAATATATTCGTCTTCAGTAAAGCCGAGTGTTTCGGCTAGTTGTTTTTCATACGGTAGGAGCGGCAGTCTTGTACGGCGCACAAAGGGGACCAAGCTACCTTCTGCAGCTCCCCGTTTACGTACAGAATCCCGTCTTGCCATACAACTGCAAATCCCCAGCCTGTCTGCCTGAGCAGTAGCACGTCACCATCGTACTGCGGCTGTGCAACACGACGACCCCATTTGTGGATGTCGCGTAAGACCGTCTTGATGTCGGCGGTGTACCAGTCAACCTGGAACTCAGGTGTGGGGATGCCTAATCTGCCCAGCACTGTGTAAACCAAGTGGATGCAGTCGATTGCTCCGTCGCTGCCATCAGCGCCAAGGCGGTAGGGCTTGCCGACAAGATCACTGCAATCGCACATTGGCGGTGGTGGGCAGTGGACCGAACAAATCCTCCGTCAATCGACGGCGTGGTACATCAGCACCAACGGCATCAAGGATGTTGCCAAGCTCCAATTCAATGGTTGGGCCTCTGTATATAGCGCCGACGACCATGCCGGTATAGATTCTGAGAGACCGGAATTTGGTGCGGTCGTCAGGATCGAACAGCATGGTTTCAACCTCGGCACGCCAGCCAGATTGATTCAGCAGTTTTGCGGACACCGCTTGTGTCAGGCCGTTTTGGGGAAAAATCAGATTGGTGGATTGGTTGTCGCCGTTTCGGTTGACCGTGACGCCCGTAAAACCAAAAGGAACAGCAGAGCCGTAAACGTCGCCTTGGTACGTGAAGTCGCCGTCTGAGTAAAAGTTTTGGTACAGGTACGGCAGAGTGTTTTTGTAGTAAAAACGCACTAGGTGCCCGTAGGCAATCTGATCGCTAAATTCTGGCCCGGTGGTAATAGTCATCAGATTCCAAGGCGGCTACGGGTTGACTGGGACTGCTTGAGACGGCGGATGGTGGCTTGCTCGCCGCGTTGGGCGCCTTGCGCTGCGGCCTGTTGCATACCAGCGCGGAATTGGTCGGCGGTGACGTAATCCACGGAGTTGATGCGTTCCACAGTGTAACGGACATCAATACTAGAAGCCCCGCCACCAGTAGCCAACTGATTATTTTCGTTGGAATTAGTTTCAAATTTAGCTGCTGCACTACCTGGCGATGGCCGATAGCGATTCATTGCACCGCCAAGTTTTGCCCTGACACCAAGCTTGCCATCTGCGCCGCGCTCTAGAGGCATAATCGCCTCTGGTCCAGCTTCGCCCATTACGCCTGCGCGAAGTGCGCCTCCATCTGCAAACCTGAAAAGGGTGGGCGAGGAAACGACGGAATTAGTGAACATGCCGCCATTGGCAAAAGTGGCAATGCCGTTTGCAAAGTAAGCCCCATTTGCCGCAAACGGCAATACAGAGGTAATCGCAGTTGGCAAATCTCCAGCGCCAGCTCCACCTGCTCCACCGGATACAGGCGTTCCACCAAAAGCAAACATTCTTGCAATACCGATGGCAGCATAAGTTGCAATCATTTTTACAGATTCTTGCAACAATATGTTGGCTATATTTTTAAGAAGATCGGCAAAAACTTGTTGCGCCGTTTTAGTTCCGTCCATCATGCCATTAATACCATCTGCAACTGAATTACCAATGGCATCTCCAATACCCTGAGAAACGCGAACAGCAAGAGACTCAAGATCATTCAGTTCTTCTTTTGCCGTAGAAATAAATTCTTGAATTTTTGCACCTGGAATATCTTTTGTCGCAGGGCCAGCACCACGCAAAGCCTCTTCAGCAACAGCACCACGAGCAGCCTTTAATTGCTCAAGATTGTCAAGATATTTTTTTAACTCTTCTCCAAGGATTCCACGTGAAACGGCTTCGTCATGAACAGACTGTGCAATAGCAATTTGAGCATCAAGAAACGTCAACTGTTGACTGACAAGACGCTCAAAATTTGCAAGGCGCTCGGCTTCTGCTGGCCTAATTCCCTCTTGCAGTAATCTGAGATAGTTTTTACCAAATTGCTCATCAAATTGCTGCGCTTGGCGGAACTGAATAAACGGATCGGCAGCCTGACGCTTTGCTTCTTCGGTTGCAATAAATTTATTAAGTTGCAATTGGGCGATTTTTTGTTGTGCTACTCCTTTCTCTAGGTCAAGCTCAGATTGAAGTGTTCTAAGGCGAAGGCCGTATAGCTTTGAAGTCTCTTCGACCGTGTTATTTTTGCGAGCAGCGATCATTGCCAACTCTTGTTCTACATAAAATTCAGCTAACTTATTATTGGATATTCCTCTGCTTCTTAATACTCTTTCGTTTAAGGCAGCAAGCTCCCCTTCATTAAACTCTGTAATTCTAATATTTAAATCATATTGTTTTTGAGCCTCTTGATACAGACTCATCTCTGCCTGCAGTCTGTTCTGATAAATCTCTTCCTGTCTGCGAGCAACCTCTTCGTCGATCTGCTTTAATTGAGCGGCGAGCTGGAGATTTGCGCCGCGAATCTTTGCAAGATTCTGCTCTTTATTAAAAATCTGACCAATCCAGCTATTTTTAATTTCAAGAAGCTTGTTGTCGTATTCTTGAAGTGCAACAGCTTTTGCTGCGCTTGTATAACGGCTGCCGTCTTTTTCAAGTGTCAATCCAACCAGAGACAACTGCTTGCTCTGTAGATCGACTTGCGCCTGAAGCTCTTTTGTAACGGCCTGTGCTCGCTTTTGCGCGTCAAGCTGCTCTGGAGTTAATCGCGCAGCCGGAGCGTTAATATTTGCCCTAGATTCAAATTGACTATAAAGCTGAGATACCTGTTGCCTCTTTGCAGCTTCATTAAAAATATTTGCACCTGAAAGTATTCTTTGCTCTTCGGCCTGAAGTGATTTAAGATCGCCAGAGGATAAGCCAGTGGTAATGTCCTTCTGTCTTGCCACTTCTCTTGTCCCATTATTAATTGTAGATATGGCATTTGCCAACCAATTCAACAAGCCAGCTAGCGGCCCAGCAATAGCAGCCTGAAGCTGAAGATTAAATTCAGCCCAAGCTTTACTAAGGCGGGCCGAGGAGTCGCCCAAGCGCTGAAGATCCTCAACTCCACGTACTCCAACTTTTTTAATAATTTCAGCTTGAATTATGCCAGCGGCTTCTGTAGCTCTTCCTGCTTCTATTAATTTTGAGATATAATATTCTTGTTGGCGACCAGCGAGCAAGCCGGCTTCTTTTAACTTTTCGAACCCCTCAATTGGATACTTAAGAGACTTGAATGCCGTACCCAATGCTGTGCCAATCAGTGACAAACCAAAGCCAAGGCCACCACCGGCAAAGCCACCAGCAAAGCCACCGGCGCCACCGCCAACAGCAGCTCCAAGCCCCTGCCCGAACAGCAGCGGGAAAGCGCCACCGATTAAGCCTTCGCTCAGTCCACGGGCAGTCCTAGGGCCAAACTGGCGAGTTAGGAAGCCGGCCTCAGGAGCGCGACGTTCGATTTGACGGCCAATCTGCCCAATCGTCTCACGCAGTTGATTGTCAAGGCGATCAAAACCTTCAATCGTTGGATCGAGAACGGCACGAAGTTCAGACGCAGCAGCAGATAGGGCTTCAAGCTCACGAGTAGAAACGCGAGAAATATCAGCGATTGCATTAAGACCAAGAAGCTGTGCAACTTGATTTGGAGTGCCACCAGCAGCAGCACCGCCACCGACGCCGCCGGGAGGGCGCCCACCGCCACCAAATCCACCAAAAGAACTGCGAATAGCAGAGGAGATTCTGTTAAACAGATCACTGATTGAATCGCTGAGGCTTCTGGGTCCAGCCGAGGGAAGAGAGGTCTGCCCAGCGCCAAAAGCACCTTCTGCCATCACGGCACGGCCACGCTCCCCCGACCTGCGATATGCCTCAGCAATTCGCCCTTCCCTACTTGATGGCGGAAGAGCACCAGCAATTCTTGTACCAGTCAGCAGCTTTTGCTGAGTATCAAGTTTTTTGGTTTCAGCGATAACTTTGTTAATAAATTCACGATAATCACCAACAGCGCCAACCCAAGGATTTGGAGTACGCAAGGTACGGAAATAATCTGCAAAAGCACTTGTGATTACTTTTTCTAGCTCACCAGACCCCATCATCCTTTGCGTGGACATGAAGGACGGAAGTTCTGATGCAAGCGCACGACGATTTGCGGCGCCAACCAGATCAGTCGTAATCCGAGAATTTGGAAGCGCCTTAAGAAGATTGCTGAAGATCTCTGGCTGAGTCGTTAGCTCGGCTATTTGCTTTCTAAAATCCAACATCATGTTGTTGAATTCTTGCGTTGCACCTTCCGTACCACGACCAAAGCCTTGAGCTTCACGGAATGGACGGAATCCGCGCGATGGACGCTCGGTAAATTCAAACCCCTTGCTAGTCGCACGAAGTTCTTTTACATTTCTAATTAAAGTTTGTTCGCCGAAAGCCTTGTCTGTCGCCGCCTGAATTCTTGGATAGGATTTCTGTATTTCTGTGATATATGTACTGACAAGATTCCGCACCAGCTCAATCATGAAGCGAGACGGGCTGGCGATACCAAACACATCTTTGATTGCTTGGGCCGCAGCAGTCGCAAAAGATTTTGCCGATGCCGCCGCCCCAGATGC